CCTCAAAAATCCTTAAAGGATTGGGGTGACCAGAAATGGAGAACCAAGAGTGGAAAGCCGTCTAGTAAAACAGGTGAGCGATATCTTCCAGAAGCTGCGATTAAAAGTCTCAGCCCTGCTGAGTACGCTGCAACGACCAAAGCCAAGCGGGCAGGAAAAGCCGCCGGAAAACAATTCGTAGCCCAACCTAAAACGATTGCAAAGAAAACAGCAGGATTTAGATAATGGCATCGACCACCGGAACCACAGTCTTTAACCTCGACATGAACGACCTCATTGAGGAGGCGTTTGAGCGTTGCGGTCAGGAGTTGCGTACAGGCTATAACTTTCGCACGGCCCGCAGGTCTTTAAACATCCTGACCATCGAGTGGGCAAACCGGGGTATCAACTTTTGGACGGTTGAGCAGGGTCAGATTCCCATGGTGACTGGGCAAGCTATCTATCCAGTGCCCGTAGATACGATTGATTTGCTAGACACTGTGATCCGTCAGAACAACGGTACAAGCAATCAGATTGATATCAACATCAGCCGGATTGCAGAGCCTACCTATATGAGCTTGCCAAACAAGCTGGCGCAGGGGCGTCCTATTCAAGTTTGGTTCAATCGCCAATCTGGGCAAGAAAATCTGAGCACAGCCACATTGGCTGCAACCATTACCAGTACTGACACCACAATTACAGTGTCGTCGGTGGCCAATCTGACAACTGCCGGTTTTATCAAAATTGGTAGCGAAACCATCAGCTACCCTAACGTAGACCCTGTAAACAACCAGTTGCTTAATTGCGCTCGCGGGCAAAACAACACAACGGCAGCGGCGCACACTTCTGGTGCGGCTATCACAGTTCAGAATCTTCCGGCCATTAACGTCTGGCCAACACCGAATGCACCGGGCGATCAGTACATGTTTGTGTACTACCGTATGCGGCGTATTCAGGATGCTGGTTCCGGCGTGACGGTTCAAGACATTCCATTCCGTTTTATCCCTTGTATGGTGGCTGGGCTGGCTTATCAGTTGAGCACAAAATTGCCCGGAGTAGACCAACAGCGAGTTGTTGGGTTGAAGATGGAATATGAGCAGCAGTGGGATTTGGCCGCTGCGGAAGACCGAGATACATCTCCTTTGCGGTTTGTGCCGAGGAACATGTTCTATGCCTAATCGTTTTGCGTCAGGCAAACATGCAATTGCGGAATGTGATAGGTGTGCTGGGCGCTATATGCTCAAGGAGTTGCGCACTCAGACGGTAAAGACAAGGCCTTTCAAAATTAAAGTTTGTCGTGCGTGTTGGGATCCAGATCATCCACAGTTGCAGTTGGGTATGTACCCAGTTAACGATCCGCAAGCTGTGCGTGAGCCACGTCCTGATGTGAGCTACCAAGTTTCGGGCCAGAACGGTTTACAGATTTTGTTGACTAATAGTACGGCCCCAGATGGCTTTGGGTATCCGGAAGCAGGTAGTCGAGTATTTCAGTGGGGATGGAACCCAGTTGGCGGATCTAGAAATTTTGATGCTGCTCTTACGCCAAATAACTTGGTGTTGACTATAGAACTTGGTACAGTAACGGTAAGCGTAACTTAGGAGTCTAATATGGACAAAGCGGATTTGAAACAGGACAAGAAAATGATTGCTGGTGCCGTGCATAAGCACGAGAAAAAAATGCACCCCGGCAAGCCTATGACTAAGCTGGCCAAAGGCGGCAAGACCAATCTGCAAATGAAGCAGTTGGGTCGTGGTTTGGCTAAGGTTGCCAATCAGAAGAAGTCTTCTTTCACCTACAAAAAAGGCGGTTGATATGGCTAAATTTAGCAAAAAGATTGGCGGCAAAGAAGTCGGCCAAGCTGAAGTCTATGCTGAACCCCATACCATGGACGGTAAGTCTGGTGTGGACATCAAGAACAGTGGCTACCAAGGTGGCAATCGCATGAAGGCCAACGATGTAAATATGTCTGTTGGAAACATCAGCCGCGATGACTATCCCGCTCCTAAAACCTCTGGCATTAAAATCCGTGGTACTGGCGCAGCCACTAAAGGCGTAATGGCTCGGGGGCCGATGGCGTGAACTATACGGAGCTTGTAACCGCCGTCTCTGATTACACAGAGAACACGTTCCCTACTGCTGATATGAATACGTTCATTGAGCAGGCGGAGCAGCGCATCTACAACTCCGTTCAGTTCCCTTCCATACGTAAAAACGTAACCGGTGTTACATCTACAAACAACAAATACCTATCTTGCCCAAATGATTTCTTGGCGGTCTACTCGATGGCTGTGATTGATGGCACCGGTGCTTATGAATATTTGTTGAACAAAGACGTAAACTTCATAAGGCAGGCGTACCCAAATCCGACAGATACTGCCATCCCCAAGTACTATGCCTTGTTTGGCCCGACAGTGGTGTCCAGCGTGATTACAAACGAACTCTCGTTTATCCTAGGCCCAACCCCAGATGCGGTCTACAACGTAGAGCTACATTATTACTATTACCCAGAATCAATTGTGACCGCCAGCACTACGTGGCTTGGCGACAATTTTGACAGCGTTTTGTTGTACGGTACTCTGGTAGAGGCCATCACCTACATGAAGGGTGAGGCCGACATGGTCACTTTGTACAACACAAAATACAATGAAGCCCTTGCTCTTGCGAAACGCCTTGGCGACGGTATGGAGCGTCAAGATGCTTATCGTTCTGGTCAGTTTAGACAGGCGGTGACGTAATGGCGTTTACTGGAAATTGGACGTGTAATGTTTTTAAAACAGGTCTTGCGAATGGTCAATACAACTTTACGTCTGACACATTCAAGATAGCTTTGTATACCAATGCAGCTACATTGGATCAGACAACGAATGTTTACACATCTGTTGGGGAGGTTGTAGCTACTGGGTACACCGCTGGGGGATACACTCTTACAGTAAGCCAAACCCCTACAACGGGAAGTACCGGGGATGTTGCTTATTTGTCGTTTGCTAATGCAGCATGGTCGGCTGCTTTGACCGCTCGCGGGGCTTTGATTTATAAGAGTGGCGGCGGCAATCCAACGGTTTGTGTTTTAGATTTTGGTAACGACAAAACTTCTACCACCACTTTCACGGTGCAGTTTCCCGCTGTTACCAATACTTCGGCAATTATACGTATCGCATAAGGAGTCCACTATGTTAAACACCAAAGCAACCTCTCAAGACACCATTGGCGCAATGCTGACCCGCGCTGCAAGTTCTGATGGTCACGCCCAAGCTGGCGGCGTTTTCTCAATCGAGTGCCGTGACTCTGAGGGTAACCTCAAATGGTCTGAAGCACTGCACAACCTCGTCGTGAACGTAGGTCTGCAAGACATGAACGCCAAGTACTTCTCTGGTAGTTCCTACACTGCCACTTGGTACATTGGCCTGTACGGTGCCGCCGCAAGTAATACACCTGCCGCATCAGATACCATGTCTTCGCATGCTGGTTGGACTGAAATTGTTCCTTACAGCAACGCTACACGCCCTGCTTGCACATTTGGTACAGCTTCCACTGCTGATCCTTCTGTGATCACCAACTCCGCTTCCCCTGCTGCGTTCACGATCAACGCAACTGCTACCGTTGGCGGTGCGTTCTTGACCAGCAACAACACCAAGAGTGGCTCAACAGGTACTCTGTTCTCCGCTTCAGACTTTGCCGCCCCCGGTGACCGTGTGGTTGCTTCGGGTGATACATTGAACGTGACCTACACATTCAGCCTCGACGCTGCATAAGGAGATACACATGGCTACTGCTTTCAAAAAAGGTGAAGTTGTAAAGCTTTCCGCTGCTGTGCCACAAGGCCCAGTCGTTGCTCTGCGCATGGATGAGGACGGTACTGTTCAATATCTGGTGGAATGGCAAGACGCTGAAGGCACAACACATCAACGCTGGTTTGACGAAGATCAATTGACCGGGGCCTAATATGGCTGAAGGCGGCTGGGGTTCCGGCACTTGGGGTCAAGCGGCATGGGGAGGCTCGGTCTATGATCGCGCCGTCTCGGAAACAGCCACGACCTCAGATGCGGAAGCAGTTGCTGGAAGCGTGTTCAATAGCGCGGTTGTTGAAATTGGTGAAGGCATAGACTTTTTAGCGCCATTTCACAATTACTTTTCAGGTGTTGAAGAGGCTGCGGCGGTCAGTGATGCCTTATCGGTGGGATCAAGTACGCTGGTTGTTTCTGTAAGTGAGACAGTTACGGCTGCGGATATACAGACTGTTGCGGCAAGCACATTCAACAATGCAGTCGCTGAGACTGCTTCGGCTATTGAGTCGCAATTTGTCGCCGGAAGCACATTTAACAGTGTAGTTTCGGATACCGTCACAGCTTCAGAATCAAAGTTTGTTGCTGGAAGTACGTTCGGGAGCGCAGTTGATGAGGCTGCCACGGCCTCTGATGCGATGCAAGTTGCGGCAAGCACAATGAATGTGTCCATGAGCGAAGCGGCTACGGCGACTGATGCTGATTCCGCGCAACAAGTGCTTGCATGTAATATTGCGGATACCGTAACAGGGTCTGAGTCAACTGAAGCACAACAGGTTTTTGCTTCGTCAGTTTCTGAGCTTGCAACAGGGTCAGATGAGTTTGACGCCGACTTTGCTTATTTTGCGAACGTCAACGAAACTGTTACCGGATCAGAAACAAACGTAGCCCAGCAGGTAATGACGGTAGACATGAGCGAGAGTGCCACGGGGGCCGACGCAATATCTGTCGTCCAAACCATTGAAACCTCAGTTTCCGAAGGTGCTGTAGCTTCTGTGGAAGCAGTTGTAGCCGCTTCAATTTTCTACGCATACCTAGTGGCTAATGCCACAATTGCTGACCAGCTTACCTCTAGGTATCTTTGGGAGCTAATTGATGACAACCAGACCGCAAACTGGCAAAATATTAGCAATGGGCAAACCCCCGCTTGGGCGACCATCAATACAGATGAAACCGCCAACTGGCAAGAAGTCGTAACATGAGGTCAAACACATGACAACAGCATATACATCCCTCCTTGGTCTGGCCCTTCCGGTCACCGGAGAGCTATCGGGTACTTGGGGCGATACCGTCAATAACGCTATCACGTCACTGCTGGATACAGCGGTAGCGGGCACGACCAGCATCACAACCGATGCAGACATCACGCTGACGACCACCACAGGCGCGTCCAACCAAGCACGGCAAGCGATCATTTTGTGGAACCCGGCCTCGGGCACCACAACCCGCAACATCACTGCTCCTGCGCAGTCTAAGATTTACACGGTGATTAACGCCTCTGGCGGCACTCAGTCCATTGTGCTTCGTGGGGTAGGCCCAACTACAGGCGTAACCATTGTCAAAGGCGAATCAGCTGTTTGCGCGTGGAACGGCTCAGACTTCATCAAAGTCAGTAATACCAGCGGTTCAGGCACATTTACCAACCTGACAGTCACAGGTAGCCTTACCCTTTCCGGCGGCACAGCCAACCAAGTTCAATACTTGAATGGCAGTAAAGTCCTTACGGGTTCTGCCAACATGACATTTGACGGCACTACGCTGACTGTCAACGACTTTGCCGATTCTTCCCTAACAACTGGTCGAGTGGTCTACACCACCACTGGCGGTAATCTCACATCATCTGCCAACTTGCTATACAGCGGCACTGACCTGACTGTTTACGGCATCACAGTAGGACGTGGTAATGGTGCTTTATCTACCAATACGGCGTTGGGTGTTAGTGCTTTGGCTGGGTCGAATAGTGGAGTTGCGTATAACACCGCAGTAGGTGTTCAGGCGCTTCAAGCCAACACTACGGCTGCGTTTAACACGGCGGTTGGTGGTCGGGCGTTGGAAAAAACAACAACTGGAGGTGGAAATACCGCTGTTGGAACTACCTCTCTTTTTAACAACACCACAGGAACTTACAACACTGCTGTAGGTCTTTCTGCCTTAGAAAACACCACAGCATCCAACAACACCGCTGTAGGTTATCAGGCTGGTACAGCTAACACGACAGGAACTCAGACCGTATTTATTGGTCAAGCCGCAGGTTTTTCAAATACAACAGGAAATTACAACACCGCATTAGGTGCGGGAGCTTTAAACCTTACTACTACAGCATCAAACAACACTGCTGTTGGTTATTTGGCTCTTAGGGATAACACTTCTAGCAATAACGTGGCTGTTGGACATACCGCCGCCGCTGCAAATACTTCAGGGGGTGGAATTACAGCTATTGGTTATCAGGCGCTGGTGACTAATAGTACAGGCAGCAACAATACTGCCGTTGGTTATCAGGCGCTACAACTCAACACCACAGCATCTAACAATACTGCTGTAGGGTATCAGGCTGGTTATAGCAATACTACTGGAACTCAAAATACTTTTATAGGAGTTGGCTCAGGGTATACCAACAGCACAGGTAATTACAACACCTTTATGGGGCAGTTTGTTGGATACGGAAATACAACTGGCTCAAATAACGTGGCTGTTGGCGGCGCAACTTCCAATGGAGCGGGGTACTTTACATTTTATGCAAATACTACAGGCAACAGCAATACAGCTCTAGGCGCAGCCGCGTTAAGATTAAACACTACTGGTAGCAGCAATATTGCGATTGGTATTTATGCGTTACAGGCCAATACGACTGCTGACCATAATACTGGCGTAGGCGCGTCAGCACTACAAGCCAATACTACGGGCGCGTCTAATATTGCCGTTGGTGGTGGCGGATTGCAATCAAACACTACTGGCAATTACTCCGTCGCCGTGGGTTTTCAAGCCCTTACCTCCAACACCACAGCATCTAATAGCACCGCTGTAGGTTTTCAGGCGGGGTACAGTAACAATGGCGCTAATTCAGTAGATGCTTTTGGCTTTCAATCGTTGTATAGCAATACATCGGGCGCAGTAAATGGTGCTTTTGGTACACAGGCTTTATTTAGCAATACTACTGGTGGAAGCAATTACGCTTTTGGATATTATGCTTTAGGCTCAAACACAACTGGCTCAAACAATTCTGCCCTTGGTCGTGAGGCATTAAGGTCAAACACCACCGCATCAAACAACACTGCTGTAGGTTATCAGGCTTCATACAGCGGCACAACGGGAACTCAAAACGTAGCCGTTGGATACTCAGCTGCTAGATTAAATGTTACTGGTAGTCAAGTAACTGCTCTTGGTTCTAGTGCGTTGCAGAACGTTACTGGCAATCAAAACACTGCTGTTGGTGCAAACTCTGCTAGCTTGTTAACAACTGGTAACTACAACCTTGCTGTTGGAGACTACGCCCTTAACAAGGCCACTACATCCAGTGCCAACACGGCTGTTGGTTCTCAGACGCTTTTTGAAACCACCACTGGCGCACAAAATACTGCCGTAGGTGCGTATGCACTTGCATCCAACACCACAGCATCTAACAACGTGGCTGTAGGCTATCAGGCTGGATATACGAACACTACTGGTACTCGTGGAACTTTTGTTGGTTATCAGGCTGGCTATACCAACAATGGCGACTACAACACCGCCGTTGGTTGGAGTGCCTTAAACCTAAATACCACTGGTCAGTTAAACACAGGTGTTGGTGATGGAGCTTTACAAGCTAATACAACTGGGTCTGAGAATTCCGCAGTTGGTCAAGCCTCACTAACACTAAACACCACTGGTAGTAACAATACAGCAATGGGTCGCCAAGCACTACGCTCCAACACCACAGCCTCTAACAATACTGCTGTAGGTTATCAAGCTGCTTATAGCAATACGACAGGGGATAATCTTTTAGCATTAGGCTATCAAGCTCTTTATTCCAACACAACTGGTACTGTAAACGTTGCTGTTGGTGGTTTTTCACTACAGCAAAACACCACTGGAACTGCTAATACTGGAACTGGTATTGGCGCACTTTTATCAAATACAACTGGTAGCTTTAACACAGGGGTTGGCCGTCAAGCCCTTCAATCCAACACCACAGCATCCTACAACACTGCTGTTGGTTTTCAGGCTGTTTATAGTAATACTACTGGAAATGCATTAACAGCCGTAGGATATGGGGCTTTGCTATCAAGTACAACAGGGTCTGACAACAATGCTTTTGGACTTGATGTTCTTCGTGCAAATACTACGGGGTATAGCAATTCCGCATTTGGTGGGGCATACAATTATGTAGCTTCCGCAATGCGGTACAACACAACTGGGTACAACAACAGCGCCTTTGGTAACGGAGCTTTGGCTGCCAATACCACAGCGGCTAACAATGTGGCTGTGGGTCACACAGCAATGTACGCCAACACAACCGGTAGCAACAACGTGGCGGTTGGTCAAGCCGCACTTCAGAACAACACCACAGCATCTAACAACACTGCTGTAGGTTATCAGGCGGGATACAGTAATACAACGGGTATAAACAGTGTTGCTGTCGGCGCTGGCGCATTGAAGGCGCAAACAACGGGTAGCGAAAACCTTGCGGTCGGATGCGATGCTGGCTTGTCGCTGACTACTGGAAGTTTTAACACGCTGGTCGGTCGTGGCAATTCAACGGCGGCGGGTTATCTAATTACCACAGGCTCTAAAAACACAATTCTTGGCGGTTACTCCGGCAACCAAGGCGGCCTAGACATTCGCACATCAAACAACTACATCGTGCTGTCTGATGGGGATGGGAATCCACGATTCGTAGATGATGGCACAAACGTTTTATTGGGTGGGGTTGTAAGTACTAGCGGAACTGCTGGTGTGGGTTTTAAAATATTAAGTGGTCGCCCAGTTGTAGTAAATGCCGCAAGTACAAATGCAACTACTATTTATGAGGCTTACTCAACTGGAGCAAGCGCATATCGTTTCTATGTTGGTATGGGTGGAACTATCTCTGCCACAAGCACAACCATTACAGCCATTTCAGACCAGCGTTTGAAAGAAAACATCCGTGATTTGGATGACGGTCTTGCAACCGTGATGGCGTTGAAGCCTCGCAAGTTTGATTGGAAAACAGGTAAGGGCAAGGACATTAAAAATGACCGTGGTTTCATTGCTCAAGAAATTGAACAAGTTTTGCCCGACATGGTTGAGCAATGGCGTGACCCTGCCCCTGAAGGTGAAGAGCCTTACAAAGCAGTTAATGCCAACTTGATACCAACTTTGGTTAAAGCCATCCAAGAACTCAAAGCAGAGGTGGACAGCCTCAAATCTCAACTTAAAGGAGCTTAATTATGACTACTCAATTCACCACCACCATCACAGCGATGTACACCCTGCAACAGCCTGACCCTAACTATGTGGTCAATGCTTTGTGGGAAGTTACTGGCGTGGACGGCGAGTACACCGCCTCTATCGGCGGCAACACCACTTTTAGCAGCGAGCAGATGGGGACA